TTTATTTCTGGTCGGTTATAGTTTGCTAATTGTAAAATTTCTATACTCATATCGTTGTGGTTGCGTATGCTTTACCTCTGTAAAGTAAATTGTCGTTAGTATCGTAAACCTCAAACTCAAAATTTTGCCCCTCTGTCATCGTTTGCGTAAATTCAGCGGTTAAATATCCATCTGTATTCGTACAAGTTAAATTATGAGTAGTTTCGGTTTGTCTTAATTCATTTCTTAAAACCATAGTAGCCGTTGTAACATAGTCGCGCGGTATGATTTTTAATGTATGGATCGTGTCTGTAGGGTCGAATATCTTCATAATTATAAAACGTTTTTTTAGTCATTTGGTATCAAATAAAAAACCCACCGTTTAAAGTGGGTTTAATAAGATTAAAGTTTCTCCTTTCTTTTAAGGGTTAATCACTTGAGCAGAAACTAAAGCTAATAAGGCAGTTTTAGCAGCTGAAGCAAGGAATGGAGCGAAGTTATTATCTCTTGCCTCTAATGCAATAGTATAACCGCTTGTTTCTGTACTCATAACTCCTGTAGTAGCTTCCAATCCTGAATCGATACCTACGGCTTTTACATTTCCGTTATAATCGTGAATAAATGCTACAACTCTACCATAAAGTAAAGACTGCAATTCTACTTCTGTATCTTTACCTAATTTAGGCAAAGTTAAAGCTAAAGCTTGAACGATTTCAATAGTTCTGTTATCGTTGTTTACAGTAGCCGTTTCAATTAATGAATTTCCAGCACCTTTTACCTCATAACGAAAAACTTCCGTTAATCCAGCAGGCAAAGAAGCAATTTCTTGAGCTGATACTGTATAAGTATCGCCATCGTAGATTCCAAAATCTACATATCTGATTCCCGTTCTCGAGTCTTTACAAGAAAGACTACGGCCTTTTAAAATATCGCACGCCATTTGTATATATTTTATTAAAAACCGCCCTAATTAAAGAGCGGTTAAGTTATTGACTATCCTACGTAAAGTACGTTGAATTTTTGGTTAACAACGTGAGCAGCAAGTGTCATATTGTTTTTTAAGAACATATCTTCTCTATTAAGAGCGATTTTGTCCAATTGCATAACGTTAACATCTGAAGCTAAATCAGTAGCCCAAATAAGGTGTGATTTCAAAGCAGCGATAACAACGTTTTCAGGAAGTGGAACGAACTCACATTTCAAACCATTAAAGTAAATATTCTCATAAGCTGCATCTGCATCAAATGGTTTAGTATAGTCAGTTGTTACATTGTTAGCTTGAACAATCATTTGTTTAACCGAACGCGGCAAGTACAAAGATGGTTTTTCGGCAGCGTTCAAAGTAGCAGCAGGAATAGCAGCATAAACTTTGTCTAATTCAACTTTCAATACAGCAGCAGTTAAAGTAGTACCTGCAACTTTAATTCTTGTACCTACTCCTGCAGTAGCTGAAGCGTTAGAATCGTTATAAATCATTTTAACCAAGATACCGTCGATTTGACTTGTAGCCAAAGCAGCAACTTTAGTTTTTTCAGCAGCACCAACCGAAGTGTTAGCAGTTCCTGCAGTTAAAGCAGCTACAGCCGTTTTAGTTGCAGATGTTGCACCATTCCAAAACTCATTTTCAAAAGCGTTTGAAATTTGTTTAGCGTATAAACCACCGATAACAAGTTGCTCAAATTCGCTTGACATAATTTCCCACGCTCCTGGTTTCATATCTCTTTTAAAACGAGAAAAACGCAAGGTATTAGGGTCAAACTCTTGGTAAAATTGAACTTTTGTAGGAGTTACCGCTACATCAAAAGCAGTTAAAGAACCTGCTGAAGTTGGTACTCCTGAAGTGTAAGCTTGTAAAGTTGCAGTAGCAGTAGCTTCCGTAAAAATAGTTTCTGCTTTAACATCTTCTTCGAATGTTACTAAAGCTTTAGCGATAGTTGCATTTTCGAATAATAATTCCTCAACGATTGGCTCTGCTGCCTTTCCACGATAGTTAACTGAATTGTAAGTAATTGCCATAATTTTTATTTATTTTTTGTTAGTCTAAATTTTTCCAAAGCAGTCATTTCTTCAAATGATTTTTCTTTAGCGGGTTTGTTTTTTGTTAATGAGATAACTTCTTTTTGTTCTTCAATTTTAGCTTCAAAATCTGCTTTTAATTCAGCTTTTAAAGTTTCTAATTGTTTACCAAATTCCTGAGCCAATTGATAGAAAATCTCTTGCGTGTGTTTCTCTGATTTCACTACGCTTGGGCTTTCTTTTTCCAATTCAGCAGGCATTTCTTCTTCGGCTTCTGCAGCTTCGGCTTGTCCTTCTGACAATTCAGAAACTAAACCACCTGCTACAGTTAATACCATACCATTTTCAAGGATATATTCCCCATCAGGTAACGGCATAACATCGCCATTCTCATTTTGGATAGTTAGCGGTAAACCTACTGCTAAAGTATCGCCCTCAAAGTCAATCGTTAAAGATTGGTCTTGAGTCATAACGCTACCTAAAACGATTTCTTCTTTCTTAATCAAAGAAGCGAAACCATCCTTTATAGCGCTTAAAATTAAATCTACATTCATATTCTCGGTTTTTAAATTAATACGTTCTAAATCAAAGAATCCATCAATACTGAATCCTTTTACTTTGCCAGTCTTTACAAAGTCATTCCAAATCTCATCGTTATTTACTTTCATAGCAGCGAACCAAGTTCCAACAGGTTCTGTCATTCCGTATTTAACAGACTTATCGTTTATCTCATCTTCTTTTATCCAACTTTCAACAAAAGTAACATCCTTAAGTTTTTGTTTTTCGTCGTGTTCTAAAGTCGATGCATTTTGATAACCTTGTTCAAAAAAGTTTTCCATTGATAGCCGAATAGTTTCAGCAGGAAAAACGATGTTAAACTCTTTGCCGTTTTGGTTTCTATATATTTTTTTATCAGGTACTAAAACTGCTCCTAACAAAATACGTTTTTCGCTATCAATAGCTTTTAACTGAACTAAATTATCTTCTTTACTCAAAGCAATAAAATTAGATTCCATCGCAGGAGATTCCACAAGAGAGATTCCAAAAACACCTTCCGTTTCATCCTTTTTAAAAAGTACTGTATAAGTTTCTAACATTGTCTTTTGTTTCTTATAATACGTTTTATTTTTATAATGGTGTCATTTAGAAAATAAAATTGTATATTTGTATTAGAAATCCGCCAAGATTTATAAAATTAATTAACACCCTCTTTATAGTTTACTTGGCGGTACTATTTAGAGGGTTGTTTTTATTATGATAGGAATTTATAAGATTACAAGTCCAACAAAGAAAGTTTACATAGGTCAAAGTATTGATATTGAAAAAAGATTTAATCAATATAAAAGATTAAGTTGTAAAACGCAAACAATACTTTATAATTCACTTTTAAAATATGGAGCAAACAAACATAAATTTGAAGTTTTATGTGAATGTGAAGCAAACGAACTAAACGATAAAGAAAGGTATTATCAGGAAGTTTTTAGTGCTATTGGTAAAGCTGGTTTAAATTGTAGATTGACAAAGTCAAGTGATAGAAGTGGTAAATTATCTGAAGAAAGTAAAAGAAAAATGAGTGAAGCTAAATTAAATATGTCTGAAGAAACTAAAAAAAAAATTAGTGAATTTAATACAGGTAAAAAACATTCCGAAGAAAGTAAAAGAAAAATGAGTAAAGCTCGTAAAGGAATTAAATTATCTGAAGAAAGTAAAAGAAAAATGAGTAAAGCTCGTAAAGGAATTAAATTATCTGAAGAAACTAAAAGAAAAATTAGTGAATTTAATACAGGTAAAAAACATTCCGAAGAAAGTAAAAGAAAAATGAGTGAATCAAACAATAAAATAATACTAAACACTGAAACAGGTATTTTTTATTTAGGATGTGAGGAAGCCGCAATAACTATAAATATAACAAGAATAAAATTATATAACTATTTAAATAGAAAAAACACAACTCCATTTATCTACGTATAAAAACAAACCCTCGCTATAACTAACGAGGGTTTTTTAATTTTACCCGCCGAAGGTCGCTGTGCGTACACGATTGCGGTCTAATGCTTGGCTACTCGTCACGGCGGAACTAACTACGAACGCCTCTATCGGTTTATTTTGTTGACCCGCTATAGTTTGTGCTAATTGGTTAGTTCCGCTTTGACCTACTATGTTAAATTGCGGGGGTGTTGGTGCTGAACCTCCTGTACCTTGTGAACCTCCACCCGCTGAACCGCCACCACCTAAAGCCGATAATGCTTTTGATGTAGAAACTAAATTGGCTGCTATTCCTATACCTGCTCCTACTTTATTAGCTGTTATTTCGGCTGCTGCTAATGCTTGACCACCTGGTAAAAGTGCATATTTTAAAGCTGCTGCCGAGTTTGCAGCTTGGGTATTAATTACGATTTTAGCTATACCAGCCGCACTTTCCGCAATCATTAAACCTTTTTGTAGTGCTTTACTTTTAATACCTAAATTTTGAATTACTGCTATACCGTTTGATATATTATCTAATTGAGAATTTTGAATAGCTAATTTAGCGGCGGCAACGGCTTGTTCAATTTCAAGTTGTTTATCCGCATCAGCTTTTTTAGCATCAATCATTTTAGCATTATGCTCCTCATTTAACTTTGCAATTAAATTAAGTTTTTCTGATTCAGTTTGAGCGATGCTTTCAATTTCTAACTTTCTTCTTTGATAGTCTAATTCTTCTTTTTTTACATTGGTATCGGCAAGTCTATTCTCTTTTTCTTCATCATATCTTTTATTAATATCCTTTAATTTTTCAGCGTGTTCTTGTTCGCTTTTTTGTTCTTCTAAATGTAAATCATAAAGGAATTTTTGTCTGTCTTTTTTAGACAAATCCATATCAGCAATAACAATTTCTCTTTTTTTATCTATTGAATCTTTAGAGTCTGTTAGTTGTTGTTCTACAAATAGTCTTTCGTGTTCGTATGCTTCTTCTCTTAATCTTTTTGCCTCTTCATTAGCTTTTTCCCTTCTTTCTTTTGCTTTTTCTTCTTTCTTATCTTTAGACGCTTGTATTTCGTCGTCTCTTTTTATTTGGTCGTTTAAAGCATCATTAACCTCTTTAACTACTTGAGCGTTTTTGTTTATTTCAAATTCAGCTCTTTTTTCTACTGCTTGTTTTTTAAAAGCATCATATTCATCTTCTAACTCTTTTTTTCTTTCATTAGTTAAATCTCCCGCCTCTAATTCAGCTTTGTAAACTGCTTCGGTAGCGTCCATTTTTTCTAAAATTCTCGCTATTTCTTTTGTTAGGTTTTGTTGTTTAGTTGCAAATATTTTTTCCTCATTTGCTCCTTGTGCTTCTAACAAAGTTAATCTTCTTTCATCTTGCGAAATTAAATCGTCATTTATGGCAATGGTTTCTTTTAATTTGTCATTTAATACCTTTACATTATTAGCACTACTAAAAATAATTGATTTTAATTTGTCAAAATTAGCCACTAATAAACCTATACCAACTACTAAAGCACCAATACCCGTGGCTACTAAAGCACCTCTTAACGCTTTAGCCGCTAAAGTTGCTCCGTTCATTACAAAAGTTTGTATGGCTATCGCTGCAGCAAGTGCTTTTTGATAAAATAAATTGTCTTTTACAACTGCTAATAATTGTTTAAAGTTGTCGACGCTTTCTCCTACTGCTTGGATTCCTTGAGTTATAGCCATTGCTGACTGAACTTTAAGAATCATTTTTTCAACATCCTGACTTTCTGTACCTAATAAACCAACAGCACCTTGAACCGCTGCAAATCCACCTGCAACACCTCCAAGAGTCGAGGTCAAAGCTTTAAATTTTGCATCAGGATTAAAGGCATCGGTTAAGGCTTTAGCATCGCCTATTGCGTCTTTTAAATCAGAAGCTCGTTTTGCAGCTTCTACTGCTTCTCTCGAAGTTGCTCCGAACTTTGCGCTTAATTCATTAACCTCGTTTTGGGCTTCTCTTAATTGCGTTTTAAGATTACTAACGCTCTTTGTAGTTTTATCTACGTTATCCGTTACTTTTAAATTAACTACCTTTTCGATTGCCATAATCTCTTTATTTTTTTAGTTGCTCCTTTGAGCGTTGTTGGTAATTGATATTTTCCTTTTGCTATTTCGGTACATTCGCCTGAATTAAGCCAATCATCCATTTGTAGTAATTGTATAACTTGTCTTATCATTGTGTTATTATTAAATCAAAATTAACCCCTCCAATAATATAACGTAAAGTACCCGTTCTGGATGCTCCTACATTAGCATTTACCGTAACCATAGTATAATCTGACTTATCGCCTATTGTTTTATCACAACTAAACCAACTAACCCCGTCGCCTGTATTTATTTTAACTACTGACCAATTGGTATTGGCATTTACTTTAACTTCAAAAAACTCTTTAGCGTTTGTACTCGTGTAAGTTGTTCGGCTTATTCCGTTAACTATAAATGAATATAAAGCGTCGTAAGTGCTTATACGGTCAACTGTTAAATTATCAGCATCTACGGTTATATCCGTTCTATCAACAGTTAAAGGAATTTCATTAGCAATAGTGTCAGCTGGCATAGAATAATCAGTAAATATTTCAAGGTCTGCATCGGAATTAATTAGGTTTACTTTTAAGTTAGATATTTTATATTTATTTTTATTAATTATCAATTTATCATTTAAAGATAATCGGCTTAATATAGATATTGGTAACTTACATTTTAAATTTAATACCCTTGTTTTTAGGTTATATAAATCAGAAACATAAGTTTGCCAAAAGTTAGAATATAAAGACTTGTTAACAATTGTTAAAAAGTACGTCGATACTTCAGCGCCAAAATTTAAACTATTTGTTATTTGATTAAAATCTGTATTATCTTCCGTTGCTGTTAAAAATACATTCTCAAAGGCAATCCCATCAACATAAATATTTGTACCTAAATTTATTAAGCCGTTTTTATAGAACATATACGGCTTTCCGCTATAAGGTTCTAATTTTAAATCGATAGAAGAACCTAAATGTAAATTGCTTGTAATGTTAGGGACTATTGTTATATCTTGTAACCTTTCGAATAGTAAGTTTTCAAATTGGCTTTCTATTTTTAAATCACTCCCAGCGATGTCATCATACTTTGATTTTAAATCGCCATAGCCAGTTCCGTAAGTATCTAAAAAACGTTTACCTAAAATCGCGCCCGCACTTTGATATTTAAACTCAATTAACTTTTTAATATCAGGCTTTTTAATTGTAATGTCATCAATATTAATTAAATGCGTTATGTCGAATGTATCGCCTTTAGAATACCAATTGTCTAACGTATCAATATAATAATCGTTAGCGCTTGTTGGAACTATTATAAGGTTAAATTGGTTTATCAAACTACCAAAAAAGTCTTTTAGCTTTAATGTAGGCATATTGTTAGATATTGAAATATTACCTACAACAGTTTGTTCTGTAAATGTTGCGAATTTATAGCTTAAACCTATTATCGTTAATCTTAATTCAGTTGTAAATTTAAATTCCTGAGTAACATTTATAAAAAAAGTATGTTTTTTAGTGTCGTTATCTGTTCTGAATTCAGTCCAAGTAGTCCCCTTTTTTTCTGGTGATTTACCAAATGGCTCGCCATCTAATTCACGTTCTAAAATATAAGGTACATTCTCATAACCTGCCGACGGAGTTATTTTTATATTTGTAAAAACCTTTACAGTTGTAGATGGATAATTTGTTATTAAAGAATTATCTGTTAAGTCAACTAATATGCCAGAATAATCCTCTAAATCGCCTTTACTTGTGAAGTCTATTTGCTCACGCTGTCCCTCGTTATTAACTCCTTTTGCGTCTTTATGTAACCACATAAAAAGATTATGAAATACCGAACGACCAAAAAAGTCACGTGAAAAAGTTACGTTTAAATCCGTTTCAATTGCTTCAATAATTCTTATTAATCTTATAGCGGGTTTAAAATCTGTAAATTTTATTGTATTACTCGCGTATTTTATATCATTTACTGAACTGTCCCCGTAATTAATATCCTTTGTACTTGTAATCATAGGATAATATACATCACCGCTATGGATTGAATCGCTATACATTGCGCTCGTTACATTCGTTTTGTTATATGAATGGTCGTAAGCTGTCAAAGTCAAATCTTTCAATTCAAGGTCGCCCATTGAATCCGATAAATTAACTACTTTATTAAAAAAAGTCAATTCATAAGAAGAAATTTGACCGCCTTTTAACTTACAACTATCCAACTGAATAACACCGTATTTAAACGGCAAAGTATTTATTTCAATATAAGCCAATACTCTTTTATTAGCATTAAATAAACCGTCTACAGTTGCATCATACCAATGTGAAAATATAGCGTTATTGTTTGGACTTGCAGGAACTGAAAACCCTTGAGTAAATTCAGCAAAGACTTTAGAAATATCTGAAATATTTTTAGATGTTAAGTTTATACTTATATCCTCATCTTTAAATAAATCTAATCTTTGGTAATTTACTTCGGCTACATCTGAAATATATAAAGCTATGTCCATTTAGATAATGTTGTTTAAAAGGTTAAAGCTATATTCAAAATCCATTGAGTACTGAATTAATTTATTATTTAATTTAGTTTTCTTTTCAAAAGTATTTTTCATTAAATTAACTGGTAATACTGTTCCGTTTTCTTCAAGATAAATAAACTCACTTAGCATTAACTCGGTAAATAAAAGATTATACTCCTCAGGTATGAAGTCTGTATTAACTGTTATTTTCTCTTTTCCGTTAACATTAAAAGTCTGTTTAACATGTTTATTTAAGGCGTAATTGCCATAATTAGAAATTAAACCATTATAACTTTCGTTAGTAAAGTCCTGCGATTTCTTACTCAATTTATTAAACGGTATTGTTTGCCAAACTCCAAACTTATTCTTAAAAATACAATTCATTAACGGAAATTTACATTCGTCTTTAATTGTAAAATTAATTGTAACGCTTGGCGTTTCTGAACCATCGTAAAAGAATAATACACTAAATGAAGTTGAAGAACCTATATAGTTTTTTATATTAACATACCCAATATTTTGATTAGAATAATCCTGACTAAATGTAAAAGGTATATTTGTTCCGTTAACAGTTAAAGAAACTAAACCATTAGTAATAAAATATAAAGGATAGTCGCTATCATTATAAATTATATGATTGTCTATACTTGTTAATACTTTTTGTCTTCTATAAATAATATTAGGCAAAGTAGATATTTCAGGATTTGCTAAGTCTGTATGATACCCAAAACCATCAATAGCTAATAACACTTGATTAGCTTGGTACTGTTCAACCCCTGCTAAATTAATCTTAGCATCTATATAAACCCATACACTATCTAATAAAGAAGTGGTAAACGCCCCAGAAAGTCCTACACCTGAATAAACATTTTTCACATAATCATTAACGAGTTTATGAATATCAAAGTTAATAGCACTTTGACCAACTTGCACTACTGATTTACTTATATTATAAGTAGACACTAAAGGTCTGTCATCTATTTTATGACCTCGATATATAAATATTTCAGCCGTAATTTCGTCGAATGTAATACCCGGCGATACTTTAAAATGAAACGGACTTCTTGATAATATTATTTTTTGCGGTAATACCTCAGGGACTATCGGTGTAATTATCGTATAACTTTCAAATGCTAATAATAACCAAGGCTCATCGTGAGCATCTTCTGATAAATCTACAAATAAAGCGTCGTTTGTTTCTGAATTAGAACCCCAAATTAGCTCAACTATATTGCCTGTTATTGTGGTTTCATAATATATTGAACCGTTAAAACTTAATTGAGCATCTAACCATAATTTAAAATTATTTGCAAAGTTATTAATACTTGCACCTTTTATGATTATATTATTAACGTAAGAAGTATTATCAGGAGGTGTGAATGTATAAGGGTCGTTTCCTGTTATTGAAGAATTAACAAAAATAGGCTCACTATCAAAAACGGTAGTGCCATTTGAAGTAAGCCTAAGTACTCTGTAATTAGTTCCTATTATTGTACTCGTCGGAAAAGTAAATGTTATTTTTTGTGCCATTATTTATTTAGTGTAAATTTTAAAAATGATTCGATATCTAATCCGTATGCTTTAATCAATTCATCAGGTAAACTTTCAAAACCTTTCGCAAATGGTTTGCTAAAAAATAAAGTTGGTTTTGTACCTTTCAAATAGATTGACCTTGTTATTAATTGTGCGGTTTGTTCGTAACTCATAAACTTACCCGTATCTCTATTTCTAAACTGAAACCGTCGAGCCTTAACCCAACCTCTAATCCCTTCAGTTAATCCGCCTTTTTTACCTGTACCGCTACCATATTTAAACGGACTATTTGGCGCTCTTTGACTACTTACTTTACCTTTTACTCCTAAGTCTAAAAACTTACCGTGATCCGCCATCTCGATATAATTCTCGATAGAGTTAGGGTTTACTTTTGATGTAGCTTTTAATGAATCATAAAGCTCCTTAGTTACATTTTTATTTCCTTTGGTTAAGTTAGTTCGTGCCTGTTGTATAACGTACTTATTAAACGCTTGTAGTGTGTTTAATGTTTCGGTATTGTTTAACATATCGAAATAGTATTTGTAATACTCAATTGCAATTCAGTTGACCAACCGTCCAAAGTATCTTTAAACTCATAAATTACAGGAACTAAAGAAGGCTCATTTAATAACTCAATATCTAAGTCATTACGTTGCAATTTTAATTCTGTAATCAATCTATTTAAAACAGCAAAGCATGTATTTAAATTATCTAATTCGTTATCATTCTTTAGGAATTTATCGGTACTCATTTTCTTAGATACGTTACGAATATCTAAAACCTGAACCGTAAAAGTAAAAATAGAAACCCCTTGACCTAATGCGCCATTTGTTACCATTAAATGTGCCATAGGAAATATGTCCTTTTTGTTTTCAGGTGCTTCTCCGTGAATAATTGTATTAACATCAATATCTAATGCTAATTGGTCTTTCAAATATCCTATAACTTTATAAAAACTATTCATATTTTTTAATTGATTTTTGTTCCTCGTTAGCCAAATCCACTTTAAATTCTAAAAACATTAAAAATTCGTGTATCTTGAGTTTAGTTGCTCTTTCAAAATCGAAGATACATCCTCCAGCGACTGTAAAAATTGATTGATACCAACCCCATTTTGAGCTAAAGCCGCTTCCAAAAGTATCTTGTTTTTCGGTTGTGCTAAATAACCCTTCATAGCTGTCAATAATTCGTTGCTTAAATTCCAAAAAAAAAGCATAGAACCCAAAACTATATCTAAATTAAGCGTGTTAAATTCGGCGTGTGAACCTTTGTACTCCTCGATATTATATAAGTCTTTACGCTTGTTTAAAATAGGTCTATAAAGTACACTCATAGCTTTATTATAGCTATCCTCATCGCGTAAAAACGATTCTAAATCAATATACTCTCCAGCTGTTATCTCGTCAAGGTTCGGAATAAATCCATACTCTTTGCCATCGTGAATAAAACGCTGAATAAATCTCGGTTGTTGAGATAAAACCTTTGTAATATCGTTAACAATTTCTGTAAAGTCTTTAGCAATTATATTCTTTGCATCTTCTACCGATACATCACAAAATATAGTAACCATTGCCAACTGAATAAAGTTTTCGTCTTGGCTTTCTTTCATTAACTTATTGAACAAAACAAATTGTTCTAATCTTATATCCGATAAACTTGTTGGTATTTTAATCTTCATAATTATATAACGTATTTAGCCTAAAATGGTTTGATTCTTTTTCTTTAATTCAAAGTAATATCTCATCATAATACTATCCCAATGGTCAGGAGAACGCCCTATATTCGCTTTAATTGCATCCTTTGGAATAATACCTAAACGAGTATCTTTGTCAATCTCTTTTTGCTTTATTTGCTCCATTTCTTCGCTAACTAAATCACGAATAGAACCGTTGTTATTTTCTTCTCCGCATTCTCTACTTTGTATTTTCTTAGCCATTAAAATACTACATTGGCTTTTTAAATTTTCGTAGTTTTCTCCCTTTAATGCTCGGCTATTATTTATAAAACCTTCACATCTTAGCATATCGACCAAACCGCCCCCGATTCCGTCCTCATCTGCAATAGTTTGACTGTTTGGTATATTATATTTTAATTGCAGTTTCCTTGCTTCTTCAAACGCTTCTACTATTGTATTCTTTGCAAATACTACAACGTCAATACATACCCAACCATTCCAAACTCTAAAAACGGTTGTATCTTTTCCTTTTCTCGCAACGTCAATTGTAAGATAAAATTTGTTTTCTTTATTTAAATGTACTGGATTAAAATAATCTATAATTGCATCCATATCAATTAAGGTACTCGGGTCGTCGTCGTATTCCCAATTACCAAAATAAAGTCTTTGCTTAGAATTATTATCTAATTGTAATAATGATTTTAAATAGCTTGGATGTAAATGCGGGTTGTCTTGTGGTAAAGCTTGTATAAACTTTCTATAAGATTTTAAAGTTCCGTTTCTTGAAGGTTGGTAAAACTCTTTATAAGTCCAATTCTTTGCAGGGTTTAAAGTACCTAACATTTTAGGCATCAAATCATATTCAGTTAATTTGTATCTAATCCTTGACTTTACAATTTGCCACGCTTTATAAACTACTTGGTTACACTCATCTATAAAAGCCCCTGTGATTTCTAACGAACCTAAACTATCGTAGTTAGGGTCGGAAGGATATAAGAATAAATCTTTTAAAATTATCTCGCTTCCGTTATGAAAGTAAATTATATTTGATTGTGCGTTATAATTAAACTCATCACTTATATTTAATTTACCTGACAATTCAAAGAATGAATTTAAAGTAGTTTCTTTTAATGTTTTTAACTTTGCTCTACCCATTAACCAACGAGTACCAGGATATTTTTGACACATAGATATAAGCCATAAACAACCGAAGGCGGACTTACCACCTCCAGCTGCTCCACCATAAAGAACCTCTTCTGTATCGCTATCGTTTAAATAATATGTTGCGTGTTCTTGTTTAACTAATAGTTTCATTTGGATTGATTCCTGTACCTAAATTAATAACGTTTTGGATTTTCTCTCCCATTGTAGTTATGTCAGTTTGTTGTTTAGGCTTACCATACATATACTCGAAATACATTTTAACCGCCCAATCTCTATTATCTTTTATTGCATTAGTTAAAGCAGTAAAAGCCAAGTCCTCTAAAGGGCTTAGCTTCTCAATTAAATTTTGTTCTTCTGCTTTACTTTTACGACCACCGTTAGAATGACCGCCATTATTTTTTCTTTTATCTTCCATAAATTGAAATAAATTGAGTCCAATTAATAACAACTACCTTTTTGTGGTTTATTATTTTGCCATTGGTAATTTCTTTGCACTCCAGTACAATCGTTAATTGTTACAAATGTTCCGAAAACGCTTCTATCAGGCATATAAAAAGAACTTACTTCTACTATTCTATTACATCCACAATCTTTAGGCAATTCATCTTCTTTGCTTAATGTACAACTCGAAACTATAACCGCTAATAATATTAAAATATATTTTTTCATTTTGTTAATTGTTTTACGCAAAAATCAAATCTTTGCTTTTCGTTAGGAATATCTTCTTTTATCTTTTCCATATATTTTAAAAGAAGTTTGTTTATGCTTTTTGATGTTCTTTTATTTGGAATTGGCATACAAACTATTTAAATCATTTATAACCGCATTACGTATATTTATATTAAACGTATCAATAGCCAAATTGGTATTGAAAACATTATTATAAATTTCAATTATTTCTGTATCGGATAAACTATCTAATTTAGCTAATAACTTCATTTGAGCATCATTTAAGACGTTAACACTCTTAAACGGAAATAACTTATTCAAAATATTCTTCCGTTTCTCACAACTCTTGCAAGGCTTTATTCCGACTGCTTTAGTTATCTTTGCGATTGAATCTCCAAGTCCTTTACTTTCTGACATAGTATCTTTTTAAATTCGTTTCTTATTCTTATAATTGTGGCTTTAGATATTCCACTTTGTCTTGCGAAGTTGTTAACTCCTTCTTTAGTTGAAAAGTTTACAATCAATTGCTTATAGGTCTTTAGTTCTTTTAGTGATTCCTCGTAGGCTGCAGTGAAATCAATTTCTTCGTTTTGTTCTGTATATTCTTCTTGGTAGTATACCGTTTTTTCTTTTACCTTATTCTTTCGGTATTGGTCGAGATAAAGATTTTTAATAACGCAATAGATATAAGAATTATTTACTTCCTTTTGGCTATCGTGCATTTTTAAATACATTTCCTGTACAAGGTCGTTAGCGTCATCACGATTTCCGCAAATCTTTAATGCAAACTTTACCCATTCGTCGTGATGTTGTGCTAACTTTTCAATCATACATCAAATATATGAAAAAATAATTTAAGTATGCTTTGTTAATAAGTTTACTAAATAATTATTAAAAGACCTTTGCTCTTTTTCTGCGTTAGCTTTTATTTTTTCGTATAATTCAATACTGATTCTTAACGGAACTTGTTTTGGTTTTGTTTTCATAATTTATTTAAAAATATTCGTTAATTTCTCCATCAGGATAAATTGATTCTCCACCTGAAATGTATATTCCTTTATCTGTATTTAAAATACGCATATCGTCATAAATAGATAAAAATGTTTCATCACAATCTTCTTTATAATAATTTTTTCCTCTATAATAAATAGGAAATAGATTTTCTTTATTATCAACATTAGGCAGTTGTTTTGACAATAGATTTTCTAAATAATTATTAAGACTTCTATTTTCATTTTTCGCTTTTTTCTTTAATTCATTTTTTAACTCTGGATTTACCCTAAATATTATTACATCTTTTTTCATATTTTATTTATTAATTATAACTTGAATTAAATATTGTATTGTTTCATTTTGTTGTTCTAATAATTGCCTTTGATTGTAAATTTCCTCTCCTAAATCAGACATATAAATTCTTACTTTATTTAATGTATCATCTATACATCTAAATTCTTGTCTTATTTCTTCTATTTCACTCATTATTTTAAATTGATATTATTTAGATATCAAACATACAAAATTATTTTCTAATTAAGCTAATAGCTAACACAAAAAATATACCAATTATAAACCCTATTGTGATTCCTGTTGCAAATTCTATCATAACTTTATTTTTAATCCGTAACAAATTTAATATAAATAAGTTACAGATTATTCTCATTTTTCTTCTATTGTTTCTATTAATTCTTTTAATCCGTTTAAAATTGTAGTATCACTAAAAGTCAAACCTTTTAACGAATCATAAATAATCTGCATTAATTCGCTTATATCCAAGTCATCATCAGGAGTTCGGACTGTAACTTTTCTTTCGTCTGTTTCAAAAACTATTCTCATTTTATTTTATTCTTTGATATGCTTCACACATTTGTTCATTATCAGCAAAATAAATGTTTTTTATCTTTTGCATCCATTCGTTAAATTTAATTTTATTTTCCATTTTTTAATAGTTTTCTTTTTATTTGATTTACTCTTTCTCGATTTGTTCCCCTATCGTAGTAATACTTAATTACTACTTCAATCCGTTCTATTTTTGTAGGTTCTTCATACAACCCTAACTCTTCATCAGCTTTAATCATATCAATAAGATGTTGTTTTTGTTTTGTCATTTTATTTAAATTTTTAAGTTATTACGGCGTTAATCGCCGTTATGTAAAAATAATGTAAATTAAAATTATTTATTTTCCAAAGCTTCCAAAACTTTATAATCCTTTTTAGTAAATAACTTCATTTCTTTATCCCAAAGTTGATTTTTATTATCTTTTCTTAATGCTTCAATGATCCTTAAATAATGCCATCTTACTTCCGGCATCTTGTCCTTTTTCTTTGGCTTTTTATCAAAGTTATCGTAATAAATATACTTTTTATTTTTAAGTCTAAAATCAATCTCATTAAACAGATCTACATTTTTAGTGTCAAATACTATTTTCATTTCATTATATTCTTTTATGTTAATATAGAATTTTTTAACTTTTGTATAATGATATCCTGTAGCGTGGTTGCATTTTAATTCATTGCAAATCGATAGATATGTACGCCCTTTTTTGTACTCCTTATCGATATAATGACCTCTAAGATAAACTAAGTGCGGTTTTCTGTTTTTCTCTGTTAAATCGACTTTAAATAAGTCTTTAATTTCTTGTAGTGTCATAGTGTTATAATTTATTTATTTCTTCTTTTACTTCATACCAATAATCGATTCTATAATGTTCTAATGAATCAAACTCGTTTATCATTTCATCAACCATTATAAGTGCTATTTGTTTTGCAGTATCTTGCCAAATTTTATGATCTAATAAATATACTTTTCTAAATAACTCTTTAGCTTTTTCCTGTGGTGTTTTCATAATTCTAATTTTATTATCTCGTTTTGTAATTTTTTATATTCCATAATAATTTCTTTATTCTGCCATTCGTGGTTTTCTAAAGCTGTTATTATTTCGTCTATTGCTCTTAATGCGAACTTCTTTGAATCTCTTACCGCTTCGTAAGTGTCATAAGTTGCAAATTGGTCTACAAATTCTATTGCTGTTTTCATAATTATTTATCTTAAAAATTGAGTTAAAAACCATACTGCTACTACTACGCAAAAGTAATATTGATACTTTTTTTGCTGGAAAAATTTTGCTATCATAATTGTTTTTTTAAATATTATTTATTTCCTGTTTAACTTCTTTCCAGTAATTTGAATCAAAACCAAAATCAAATTTTTGTAATTCAACAATCTCATCTACTACCATTAAACAACATTGCTTTGCCGTTTCTTGCCAAACTTTACCATCTGACAAATATATTTTTTTAAATAACTCTTTTGCTTTTTCTTTTGGTGTCATAATTAAAAATATTAAGATAAAAACTTCGTTGTTGTTATCTGAGTACAAATATATAGTCATGTTTTATTATTACAAAATTTATTTCAATATTTTTTCTAAAAAAGATACATTATTTTTTGTTTTATCACTAACCCATTCATTTACAGCATCTTTATAAATGCTATCAATAAACCAATATACTTTTTGTTTTCCTAATCCTTTAAAGATTAACCCATTTTTAAAGGTATGTTCTAATCTGTCAGGATTGTTCTTTTTAAATAATTCTATTTTATCCGCTAATTTCATTTTAGTATATTTTAAACCTTATAAACTCATCGCCTTTTTTTACTATGGTTTTAAACGTGTGAAGTTCGTATATAAATCGGTCATCTACTTTATACTTTTTAACCAGGCAATCTATGAAAGTTTTAACGCAATTATCAATATCACTTGCTTTAGAACTAAAGCCGAACTCTAAAGCCAATTTAATATGGTCTTTATTTGGTATTTCTATTTTATCAGGAAGTAAACGTAAACACTTTATAATAAAAATATCGTATTCCTGCGTTCTAAACTTTCGACCTTTAAAAGCAGCATTAATCGACATCGGTTTAATCTGTAGTTTTATTTCCATTAGAATACGGGTTCTTTTTTATTATTAACTACTACTCCCTGTTCAATTTCGTACGGCAACCAATCTTTATTTATTCCAAACATTAACGGCTTAAATTCCATGTTACGACTATACTCGCATTTTACATTAGAAATTTCTTCTTCTTTGTCTATAAATACAACTGTTTCAGCTTTCTTTAAAACACTTGATCCAACGTGGCCTACAGGTTTAGCAGTACCAAAATTTTTGTGCAAAATTCCAGTGATATGCATTTGCTCTTTTACTTCTTTTCTTGCAGTCCATTCAAGTAGCTTTTCGGTTAATCCTGTAGCCTGTTCTAAACTATTAAAATCAGTTACCAAGTCTACATAACCATCAATAGACATCAATCCAATATCTTTTTTATAATCACTTTCATAAACCAACCAATTAATGAAATCAAAACGCTCTTTAGGGGAATATGTACGCAAAGAAAATGTTTTGTATAAATCGTAGTTAGAACCTACTAAGTCTAAAACACGCCTAACTACTCTTTGAGTGTGGTGCTTTGATTGTTCAGTATCAATTGATATTATCAATTTGTCTTTAGTATTATGCCCTTTAATTGAAGGATTGTAAATATTAGAAGAACCTCCAATATAAGCCGCCTCAATCATAGATTTAAAAAATGTTTTTCTACTTTTTGACGCTCCTACTATACAAGAAAAATCTCCATAAGAGCCGAAAGGAATAGGATAATTAGTGCCTTTATATTCAGAACTTCCAATACTTATTGCAACTGGTTGCGGTTTAATTTCTTCCGATGGGTCTACATAACTATTTTTAAAAATATCTAAAAAATCTATGCCTTTTATTATTTCGTTTTGTTTACCTATTTCTATTTTTGGTATGTTAATTTCCATTTTATCTTTTAGTTTTTGTTTTTGAAATTAATAATACAGTTTGTAATTGCATTATTTAGCGATTTAAATACGTTTTCCTTTGTGAATTTACCTAAAACATATGTTTGTATAGTTTTTTTATTTTCATTCATTAAAACGCCCTGTTTTATTTCTTCTTTTTCTGTCAATTGTTTTAAGTGGTCTGTATTAATTCCGATTGAATGTAAATATTTATTTAATTCCAAATGATTTAATCTATTTAAAAAGTCGTCGCAAGTTTTTTCTAAAGGAGAATCTAAAACTTCATTCAATTTTTTAGTGGCAAAATTAATATCCTTATAAAATTCTAATTCATGCATTAAGCAATAAACATACATTTTTGCAAAAATAGTATTTTCCTGAAACGCTTCTTTATTTATTTCATTTGTTTTTTCTGCAATGCTTACTAAACAATCCAAATCAAATTGACAAGGTTTTAAATTATCCTTTGTAAATCTTTCAAACAACCATTCAAAAGACTTTTTTAAATTTGGTTTACTCATAGTCGGTCTTGTTGTTTAGCTTTTGGCTTTATAATTTCCTGAGAGTACTTTTGCATTTTGTCTGACCTTGTGATAAATTCTAAAGTAAGGTAATGCGGATTCTCTTTGTGATAGTCATCATTAAAACAATTAGTAATAGCGTTAACAATATCTTGTTTAGAATAGCCATCTTTTAACCTTGCATTAACTTGTCTTTTAGTTTTGTCATCAATAACTCTTATTTTCTTTCCTGTTATTAAATTGAATTGAGAAAGAAGTGCGTCCCAATTAACCGATAGGTTAATATCTTTTATCTTCTCTTCTCTTCTCTTCTCTTCTCTTAATAGTTGACTTTCTGTTGAACAGGAATTTAACACCTGTTGACTTTCTGTTGAACTTGTGTTGACTTGTTGTTCTAATTTTGCTAATCTTCTTGCCTCTGCTGATGCTTTACCAGCTAAACTTTTCTTAACAGAACTATCCTCTCTCTCAATTAGTTGCTCATCTAAAAAGTTAATATAAACATTGTCATAAACTATTTTTATTATTTCAGAATCTATAAGCTCATTAATTAAATTATCGTTGCCTTTAAACTTCTTTTTTAGCTTAATAATAGTCATTTCGCAATTATTACTCCAATAATAAGAGCAAATATTTATAAATAAACCTTGAATTTCGTATGATTCTAAAGTTATATCTCCATCACTCCATTCGGAGCAAAAGAATTTAAAATATGGTAATTCTTTAGCCATTTTGACCTCCTTCATTTTCTAAAAAAGAAATATGTTTTTTAAGCTCACGATGTAGTTTTATAGCTGTTTCTCTATCTAAACAAATATGTTGAATAGAATAATCGTGGTCACATTCATAATCTTTAATTGATATATAAATATTGTTGTTGGAATTAGAATAGCATTGCAATCCTATTTCATTTGTTGAAGATTCTTCAGTTCCCTGAAAAATTAATTTGACATTTGCCATAATTTTGTGAATGTTTTTTAACTAAAACAAACAAAACTTTAGTTTTAAAAAGTAAAATCCGATACGGTCAGCCTATTGTGAGATTTGGCTTTTCCATATCGGATTCTTATAATATTTTCGGTTTCGTAATAAATCTCACTAAATTACAAGTACAAATATAGCATTTATTTTAATATAAATAACATTTTTATTTATAATTTTCTGTTAATGTAAATCCTTTTAATTCTCCATAAGCTTTATTCAGTAAATACCAGTCATTTAAATCATTAAATTTTATGTGCATCGTTCCTTTTTTAAAGAATTTTATTTCAAAAAATCCCCATTCGTACCATTTATTTGATTCTACAGGAAACGTAATATCATAATTATTTTTACCATAATTGAATTTATGTAAAGTGCCTATTTCATTATAATTTTTAGCTGTAATATTACATAAAACTTTTGTTAAATCATCAATTTTTCTACCTCCATAAGAATCATATTTCACACTAATACCACCGCTAAAATTCATTTCAACTATACCTTCAATAATAAACTTTTTATTCAGCATATAGCCGCTATTTGTTTTCCATCCTTCTACTCCAAATCTATTTTCGTGAGTATGTCTTGTGAAATTATCAATTGCTTCTTCTAATGCTCTATCAAAAGTTTGTTGTCTTGTGCCTACAATTATTTGAAGCATTTTATAAATATTTTTCATGGTAAAAGGAATTTTTTCCTGATTCTCAACAAATTTATTTATATCTTTCATTACTCCAGATGTTACATATTTATCCATATTCATTTTTTTAAATATGTGATTCCACGATTGCTTTTGTATTAATTTACCAAAATCTTTTTTATCTGTAACCGTTTTATCGTAACCTAAACTCAAAGATATTGCACTCATTCCAATTTGTAAAGTCATAGCATTAACCGAATCAATTGACGCTTTCATATTATCAAATAATTTCATAGTTCCAACATATCTATTTACCAATGCTCTAACTTCATTATATTGCATCATTCCTTCTCCTTGTTCTTCTTCTTCATCTTCTTCCATAAAGAAGCCATCAAATTCAAAATCAGTAGATATAATAGGCTTAAAAAGACGAATTAAACCTATATCAATACCTGTTTTGCGTTCGGCAGTTGAAAAGCAATCGCCTATATTTGTTCCGCTTCCATAATCTCTAATTAAACTACTTAGTTGGCGGTGCGTGTTCGTGTTCTCAATCGTTTGATAGTTACATAAAGCGACTATTTCGCATCCCTCTGGTGCAATATTCCAAGCGTGCATAATATGACGATCCGCATTGCTAAATGGAGGATTCATATAAATAGCGTTTATATGGCTTATTTGCTCTGGTTTACACTCGAAAAAGTCATCGCCTATAATATTACACTTATCTCTTAAAATCGCTCTGCAATTCTCATTTATTTCAATTGCTAAAACATCTTTTGCCCCATTATTTTTGCAGTATTCGACTATGTGTCCAAATCCTGCTGACGGTTCTAAAATAATTTTATCTAAGCAATCTAATTGCATTAATTCAATTGCTTCTGGTGGTGTTGGATAAAGTTCGTTGTGAAACATTTTGTTTTTGTTTTTAAGATTAGATTGCAAATATCGTAATTAAATTTAATTACACAAATAAAAAAGTATATTTTTTATAAAATAAAAAACCCCGAAATTAATCAGGGTTTAAATGTTATTTAAAAATATGCGTTATTCGTGCTATTTGTCCGTTTTCTTTACAATGCAAAAACCCCTCTACGGCTTTTGGCGAATGCTGATATCCGTTTCTGTGATGCCATCCGTCAGCACTTGAAGGACTTCTTAAAGATTCAACCGTAATACCTATGTAGTCTTTACTTGTTTTGTGGTGTACATGATGAGTATATACGTATCTGTGTTTAGTTTGACTCCATTCAATAGGAAATTCTTGCGCCATTAATAGTGGTAGTAGTTCTTGTTTTGCTCCATCACCGTGAGTTGTGCCAATTAGGTTGTTATAATATTGAAATCCTTTACGGTGTGCTATTGAATTATCGAATGTTATGTTTTTGCAGTTCTTAAAATACGCTTCAATAACTTGTGCTAAAAAGAATCCATTTGTATAATCGTGGTTTGAAGGATTAAAGCAAAAGTGAACGTCTGCTACGGGTAAAAGTATTTCTAAAATATCAATATATAAATTTTTAGCTATTATAAAGTTTTCAAACCACATCCCGTCGGTATCTTGTGGCGTTCCGCTTGTAGTTGTTCTTTTTGGGTTGTCGATATGCAAAATATCATTACCACCAATAAACAAAATCTTATCAATATTAAATGAACTAACCTTTTGTAATATTCCTTTGACTCCTGCCAATGCTCTATGGACCGCTATTTGGTTGTTATAATCTTCTCCAGTTTCAAAGTGTTTAGATAGCTTCCCGATATGTAAATCTGCAGGGTCTAAAACAAGCAAATAAGAGTCTTTATTTTCGATTCTTTCTAATTTTACAAAGTTAGGAGAATAGTTTTGTAAATCTTTTATTAAAGTCGCTGTAAGGTCTTGAAATTGTTTTTCGTCTGCTTTCTCAAATAGTGGATTCGTTACTCTTACGCTCTCATTCTTATTTTTTAACCATAACATAGGAACTGTTTTAGGGTCAACTCCAACGCTATTACAAGCGTTTAAAATACCTGTATTATTTTTTAGTTTACCGACATATTTACGAAAAGATTCGGCATTGTTAGGTAAAATCTGTTTGGCTATTTCTCTATTGCTTAAACCAGTTAATAATAGTTTTAAAATTTCTTCATTATACTTTGAATAATTGCTCATTATTGTTTTGTTTTTTAATTAAAATAATTTTTGTTGTGAAACGTGGTTATTAATTCTTTGCATTGCTTTATCAAAATATTCTTTGTCTAATTCACACGCTGTAAGGTCAAAGCCATAATCGTGACAGGCTATCGCTATACTTCCTGAACCTAAATGCGTATCAAGTATTTTGTCGTTTTCTTTTGCGTAGTTTTCAAGCAACCATTTATACAATTGTACAGGCTTTTGGGTTGGGTGCGTTTTCTTTTCTTTTTGCGGATTGTTTAAATATCCAAATCCTATCCAATCATAAGTAAATCTCCTTAAAACACAATGAAAAGAAGTCCAAGCCAACTCTCCATCTGAAAAATTTGGATTGTTTGCATTGGTTATTTTTTTATCCCAAAATATCCAACCTTTTGTAGGTTGTAATAAATCAGCAAAATAATTTCCACCCCAAATAATCTGATTTTTTGAGACTCTTTTAAGTTCTATAAAATAATCTTCACTTGGTCTTTCGTTGTCCCATCCTTTTTTTTCGTGGTGTTGTTTCATAGCAAATCCTTTTTTCTTTCCGCTTTTTGCCAATACTGTAGTATTGCCATCAAATCCAATTCCATAAGGAGGGTCAACTATTGCCAAATCAAAATAGTTGTCAGGATATCTTGCCATTAAAGCCATATTATCTTCGTTTGTAATTGTAAGCATTTTTTGTTTTGTTTTTAGTTAATAAAAATGCGACCGATTAAAGTCGCATAAATATAGTATTAATTTTTAATAAAAGTTCCGTTATTCATAACTCCTTTACGCTTACTAATTACGTCATAGGCACTTTGTAAACAGTCCTCAAGTTTTAAACCTTGCATTTCAGCTTGGATTATAACAGTTACAATTATATCTCCGATAGCGTCTTTTATTTCTTCTATGTTCTTTTGGCCTACTGCCAGAACTAACTCTCCAGCTTCTTCTAAAGTCTTTAAGCTTTGCTTTTCAACAGTTCCTTTAGTTAAAATTTCTTTCTGTGCTGCCCACGCTATTGTTAATGCTATTAATTCTCTCATAAAACATTTGTATTAATTGTTCGTTTGTAAAATATAAACCGTGATATAAAAAGCCATCTTGTATTTGCTCCAGTCTTGGCTCGGTTCTTATGAATTCTAATAATTTAGATATTTTCTTTGTTTTCATTTTAATATTTTTTTTACTAATCCTTCGATACTTTTAGGATCTTTATTGTACGCTTCTAAAATTTTGCTCACGTTCTGCATTTCCCAAATTGGGACTGATGCAATTGTTTTTATAAATTCATCATAAGTTTCGTAAACAATTACACTGGCTTCTTCTTCGCTTTTAAACATTTTATCAAAATATTTCCATTCAACCGTTTTTAGTTGATCAATAAAATTATTAGTAAATTTTAATAAAACTTTTTTAAAGTAGTTATCAGATTTCATTCCGGCAATGTAGTAACTTAAAACCTGTGAACTTATAACTATATGATTAATTCTGTTTGATTCTGGTATCATAACCCTTTTTCCTTTTTATAGATTTCTAATAGTTCTTTTGTGGTTGGATTGTTTCTTAATAAAATATTTTTTGCTCTATGTTCTAATATCCACTCCGCAAATCCAATAGCAAAATCATCTGCTACTTTTTCAAGTTCTAATAATTCTAATTCTGTACTTTTATCTGATGGACTAAGCCACCATCCTTCAAACTTTTCTTTTAGTGTCATTTTGTTTTTTGTTTTAATTACCCCCTAAATTAATAGGGGGATTTTGTTAATGTTAGAATGGTAATAATTAATTTTTATACTACCTTTTTAAAACGGTAGCCCATCGCCTTCATCTTCAACTGCAATTTCTTCTTCTTTTGAGTCAGCTTTAAAGATTTTCCACGCTTGTAATTTAGTAAAGTATTTTCCGTTCCATTCGTTACAACCTACATTAAAATCTACTTTTACAGATTGACCAACTTTATTAAATTTAATAAAGTTTTCTACTTTCTCATCTCCGAAAATCTCAAAGCAATAAAGGTTGCTGTATTGTTCATCTGTTTTCAATAAGAAACTTTGTTTTTTCCATTCTTTACCGTCTTTAGTTTGTCCTTTTTCTAATGGTAAAATGTTTTCGATTACTCCTGTTACTTCTAAAGCCATTGTTTGTTGTTATTTAAGTTGTTAATATATTCTTGTTTTAATTCACTCGCTTCTTTTATTCTTGCTTCCATTTTGTCACAAATAACGTCATCTTTTGTTACAATTATCTCGTGCCAATATTCTATGCCGTCTATGATACAATAGTTAAAGAAATGCGCCTTATTTCGATTCGTTGACATCATTTGCAATTGCATTTGGTAAAGATATTGGTCTTTTATCTCATTTGTAGCAACTAACTTAAAAAAAGTAGATGGTTTTGGACATTTTATTTCTAAAATTGCATCTTCGCCCACGATTCCATCAGGACTTGCACCTGCACTTTCTCCAAAGTTAAAGAAACCGCACGTTTCAACTTGTAAAAATTCAGACTCTTTTAACTCCTGAAACTTTGCAAAAGCTAAAGGTTCTAACTCAATCCCTCTTTGCATATCGTAAGATACAAAAGTTTCTTCAGTTTCTCCGTAAAGTTCTTCTATTGCTTTGTCAAAAGCGTACCCTTTGCCAGTTTCTCCAAGTGCTTTAATACCCATTAATTTGTAAACCTCACTTGCGGTAAATTTACCTTTACGTTGTTCGTGCCATTCGTCTGACCTTTGTAAAATACTATTTTCCATAATTTAAATATTTAGTTTTTATTTCTTCAGTTATAGTGTAACTCTTTTCGATTTGTTCAGTAGTTGCTTTAGCTTTAAAAGCAGCTTCGAAATTAGCTTCCGTGAATTCCTTTTTTTCTTTTGCCTTTGGTTGTATTGGTTTAATACGAACTCCATCGGTAATTGCACCCATCATTTTAACGTTTCTATCTACGTATAACTCAATACGCATACCTTTCCAATTCTCAATAATATGACATTCTCTACCTATTAAACCATCTTTTTTTGCAAATCCTGCTAAAATCTTGTTATTAGTTGAATTTAGTTTTAGTGGTTTAATATCTTCAATAAAATGACAAAATACGCCATCCATTTTAGTTCCTGATACATCAACACCTGTTTCGTATTTTACCTCCTTAATCGTAAAGATTAAAGCCTTTCCGCTTGTTTCCATTGCATCCAAATCTGCCGAAGCTAAATGCGTTGATTTTCTAAATTGTCTCCAGTCTGTTTGCATAATTATTTACATTTATTTATTAATCCTTCTAATCTGCTTTTTGTTCCTGTTCCGCTTGATTTTGCTATTTCTAACAATATATCTAACTCCCTTAAAATTTCTCTTTGAACGTATTGAAATGCGTATTCGTGACCGCTGTTATAAGATTCAGTTAAGTTTTCATAACCGTTAACTATTTCAGCTTCTGTTTCAATTTGGTTAATCGGACTCGCTGAGTCAAATTGTCCTGTTTTGTAGTCGTCTAAATTCATTTTGTTTTTTGTTTTAGCGTTATTGTTTAGCAAAGATAGTAATTAAATTTAATTACGCAAATAAATAATAAAAATAATTAATCAAAAATTGAAACCTGGTTAATAATTGATTTGTTTTCTATTCCTAAAGCAGTTTCAAAAATAGTTCTTCCCGCTTCGTAGTCTACTAGATTTCTCGCTATCTTATCTCGTCTTTGTTCGCCTTTATATTTATAAAAATCATAATCGTGAAATTCAGAAAGAGTATTAATTTCGTTTTCCATTGAGCATAAAATACCTCCTAATTTTCTTTCTTTTAAATCATTAGGCAAATTAAAGTTAGTCCAATATAAGTGCCGACCTCTTTTTTTAGCTTGTATTAATGGCTCATAATAAGGAGTTACATTTTCAACTACATATTTTCCATCAAAAAAATTATCTAAAAAAATAATTTCTTCATATAATTTCATGTCAGGATAAATAAAATTAAATTTTTCTCTTGTTTTTTGAGTAACTCTAATTTTACTATGACTCGGACAAGGTGGGGAACTCCAAATAAAATCAAATTCTTTAAAATGCTCTAATAAATATTGGTGTGCGTCTGCTATAATTACTGTATCATTTGGAAAACGCTCTTTGTATAATTTTGCTAGTTCCTCATCCAATTCAACCGCTGTTACTTCTATATTTGCAACCTCATCCCATTTATAACGGTTACCGCCTAAACAAGCATATAAATTTAAAACCTTAATTTTATTTTGCATAATAGTTTCTTTTAAATTTTTCAAAAGTGCTTATTTTCATCTCGCTTTTGTTGTTAAAATATACATTTGCATTTTGTTTTTTTAATCCAATAACTCGGCAAAACTCTGCTTTTGTCATTTTAGATTTTTCGAATAGTTGAATAAATTTTTCGTTCATTATGTTTAGTTATTTAAGATTGTAAATTTTCTATTTCTTCTTTTACTTCTATCCAATAATCAATTTTTTTTCCTGTTTGAAAATGATTTTTATAATAGTTTTTTAATATTTCATCAACTGCAATTAATGCGCATTTCTTAGCTGCAAATTTAAATATACTCATGTCTGTATATTTTTTAACAAGTTCTTCCGCCTTTTCTTTTGGTTTCATAATGTTTTTTGTTTTTTGTTTTCGTTAATAATTATATGCAAATATAGTAATTATTTTTAATTACCAAACTATTAAGCAAAAAAAAACCGCTAAAATTAATTAACGGTCTTAAAACAAAACAAAATAAAACACTAAATTTCTGAAAGCCAAATCTTTAAAACGTCAATACTTTTTTCTATTTCTTGTTTAAGAGGGTCTTTTTTACCTCCTCGTTCTAATCTCTTTACCACATCGAATAAATACGGATTCCAATTTCTTTCACTACCTACTTTATATAAACTGCCTTTTGTATTATCATAATGTGGTTGTGGATTAAATACTTTTTCTTTCATAATCTTAAATTTTGTAGTCAGGACAGGAATCGAACCTGTAATCTCCCACGTTTTTCATAGGTGCGTTTCCAATTCCGCCACCTGACTAACCCGACCAAGGACACCTCAATCCCTTTTTTTAAAGTGGTCGAATTTGACCACTTTAAACCGTTTTTCCCGCAATTAATTATTTACCTCCGAAAGCCTTGAACAAATATACTAAATTATCTTGTTAATCAGTTACTTCGTTGTTTAAATTATGACATTTTTCACCAAAAAGTAATTCAGCGCTTGAATAATCAATATATATTTTAGTGTGAGGGTTATGATTTTTCAATAAGTATCTTATAGCAGGCTCTACCGCTTCTTTAAACTCTAAATCCATTTTTTCTTGTTCTTTTTCCATTTTTTATATTTTTTAAAGTTGTTAGTTATCTTGTTAACTTATGCGCAAACGCTTTAATAATTAAATCGGTCGGAATGTACTTAACAATTAACCTCAACCATCTTCCAGCGTTTGTTGTTGCTGGACTTTCACTGTATTTGATCGCAATATCTTTTAGCGCCAAATTAATCAATTCTTTTTTTTCCATTGTTTTATATTTTAATTATATGAATATCTTTGAAGTACGTTTAATTCTTTTCTAAATTCTATTAAATCAATTCTAAATAAATCAGGAATTCCGATTGTATTAACCCCAATATAAAAGAAAATAGGAATAATTTTTTTGTATAATCTTTTTACCATTGTTTATATTTTTACATAAACGATACCATTATCGTTTAAAGTTATTCCTTTATCAAATCTACTTTTTAATGTTTTCCAATCAAAGCCGAAGTTTTTCTCAAAGTGTGGTTTATCTTTAAATGATTTAAAATCTCCGCCCCACTCATAACCTTTGCTTTTAAAATAACTTACTACTCTATCCCAATGCTCATCAATAGTCCAGCTTGCAGTTTCAAAAGTTCCGTCTGCATTTTTATCATATAAAAGTACTATATCAAATGCTAAACCGTAATTGTGAATCGATTGCCACGAATCAGCGTTAGTTACTTTAGGCTTTTGTAAATACAACGCGTGTTGTTCTGCTGGGCTTCTAAAAACGTGGCTAAAACGGAGCCTTACGTGTTTAGGTAGTAAGTTATTACATTCCTTATAATATACGCTTAATTCCTCTCTAATCTTAGGATGCGCCTTTTCAATTCTTTCAACTGTTATTTTGTCCATTTTCTTGTATTTCGTTTCTGATTTCTTTACCAAATATAATCAATTTTTTGAACTCTTTTACGAATCTTTTACCCGTAATTTTATAAAAGTTTTCGTCTATTGAATTAAGTTCTAACCATATTAAACCAACACTTAGTATCTTAGTCAATAATAGTGGTACATTCATTATCATTTTTATAAACTCCCCTAATAAATTGACCTCTAAAACGTAAATAATTATCAAACAAATGTTATAAGATAGGAATTTTAATATTAATCTCTTTACAAACGTAGGGCAAAATTGCTTATTCTTAAATGAATTGATAATTTCAAGTAAAGCATCAGCTACGATAAACGTGCAAACGGTAGCCATTAAAGGGTATATTGGTGCAATAAAAGCTAAAGCTATTCCGATAAATGTAATCGGCTCTATTTTCTTAATTGGAATGGTCATAATGCAAAATTTAAAGATTTCCATTCTATTGTTTCTAAAATAATTATTAATTCATTATAAGTAACAACTTTTATAATATCTAAAGACGATAAAAAAGACGCTATATCATTACAATCAAATTCAAGAAATGTTAATAATCCATCATTTGACTTTCTTAATGTTTCAAATGATGTTTCTTTAACTTGCGCGAAGTCTATTTTTTCAGCCTCTAAAACTGTCAAAATTGCATATAATCTATAATCCATATCTTAATCTGTTTGCGTTAAAATTTTGTGTTATTTCTGTTGATGAAAGTGCTTTATTATAATTTGCAAATTGCGAAAGATAATAGTTACCATAAAACTGACCGTTATTATAATTAGATATTCTAAAACTATTAGTAGAAGTCGCTGGGTCAACGTGAGTTCCCGCAGTGCCTGTTTTATCAATGCCATTAACGTAAATCCTTATTGATGGACCATTTCTAACATAACATATGTTATACCAATTATTAATAACTATTGTGCCTGTTGGCGCTGATGATGATTGAACTACTCCAGATTGATTCGTTTGAAATCCAATAATACCACTTGGTGTAATTTGGTCATAATATCCAACAGTTCCGTATGAGCCTTTCCAGCATGTAGTTGCTCCGTTACCTACTAAAGATATAAAATAAATCCAGTAAGAAAATGAAAAATTACCAGATGTATAGTTTAAAACACTACCTAAATCCATGTAATCATTAACACCGTCAAAAAGTAAAGTACCTCCATTACCGCTATTAAATGCCACGCCATTAATCAACGTCCCCGTAGTTCCGCTTCCGCTTAAATCCGTTACCGCTGTCCCTGTAGTTGGATAGCTTCTCAATTGTGCTATATCATAATTTAAAACAAGTGCATCTGTAACTATCTTTTGGCTGCTATCTAAGATTCCATTTGTCATAATTACGCATTTAAGTTACCCCATAAATACCATTCATCAGTCGCTATCTTGGTAAGCGTTGCGGCTCCATATCTTGCATTCATTTTTAGCCAACTATTGGCAGTTCTAATAGTAACACCTGATATAGGTACAAATGTAGTTTGACCAGCTCCATATTGAACAACATCTATTTTAGTACCTATTGCAAAAGCAACTGAACTATTCAAAGGAATTGTTAAATTGTTAGCCGTTGCTACATTCATTTCAACTAATTTATCAAGATCGGTCAAAACCAAAGTATAAGAAGCCGTTTGTCTATTTGTAACTACTAAAGAAGAACCACCGCCACCTCCTGAAAGCGTTTTATTTTTCCATAATGAAGTCGAACTTTCATAAGTCAATACATCATTATTTGCGGGTGTAGTTATTAGGCAATTATGCAGCTCGTTTAACTCATAGCCGTTTTGGATAGCGTATAAAATACGACCGTTAACACTTTGCGCGCGTGTTACCGTTCCGATAAATACTGCGTGATTTGGTTGCGTTGGTACGGTTGTAGTAACTAATCCATCAGTAGTTGAAAGCCAAAGTTTGTCGCCAATTACATAGGATGAAGTATTTAAATTTCTAACCTCTCCACTCGTTACCAAATATCCTGTTGCATCATTTGCAACGTCCTCAAATACTGCCCCGATTGTTTTTGAACTTGTAGCCTCCGTACTTGCGTTAGCTTTTAAGACTTCAGGATAAGTAGAACTTGATGAACTCGATTTTAAATAAACAATTGTACCCTTTGTAATGGTTGCGCCTGATTTATTTATGAATTGTACAATCTCTTTTTTAGCCGAGTCAACTATTCCGTCGTCGTCTGTATCGTAAACCGATTTAAGCATATCGCCAAATCCAGTTAAATCAGAAGTCGTAGCAATTGTATAACTACCAACTGCTTTCTGTGGAAATTCTAAATTAACATTATTTGCCGTTAAATTATTAGCTTGAATTGTACCCTCAAAATCTCCGCTATTTATTCCAAGTCTTCCAGTGTTATCAATATAAGAATAAGATGTAGTTGTATCATCTGCAGTATAAATATTATCCTTATTTACAATACTATATTCATCTAATACTTGAACATTTAAAGCGTTTGTAGTTGTTGCGCCATTATCAGTAACATCTTGCAAATCTAAAGTTCCACCTCCACCAGTACTTGATATAATTGGATTTAAAGGGTCGGTATTATCAATTGTTACGTTTGTACCCGCCACAACTGAATCCAATTTACTTCCGTATAATTCTGTAAAATTAAGATTCGCCTTTTGTTGGGATAGTCTTAAAGTATCGCCTGTTCCATCGTTAGCGGTCGCCCCTACGTTTATTATTTGTTGACTCATTTTTCTTTAAATAGATTTGCAGTTTCTCAATAGTTTTTTTAGCCTCACGCTCTTTTTTACCAGTATCCGAAGTCAATATCGTTGTCATTATCGCTTTTATTTCGCTTGTTTGTATAATCCATACCATCATAATACCAATTTCCAATACTTGACTTTCTTGCAGGTGTTACCGTTCCCGATACATAAGAATAATATTCGGGTATTGTATTAACCGCAAGCCACTTTTCCATTCTTTGCAAATACATTTCAGCCTTTGACCTTTGATTTTCTACTAAAAAATCCACCTCGTTTTTATCTATTGCGGTACCATTACTTGGTGTATGTTTATAAATACCTCCATTGCTAACGTGGTACGCTCCAATTTTAAGGTATTCTAATGCGCTCTGATGGATTAAAAAAGGTTTTATATACTTTGTATGCAATATCAAATAATTGCCCGCTAAAGTACCCGCATCGAATTCATCTTTTATTTTCTCGTAAAGCGTTTCCCCTAAACATTCTTCAAGTTTAGATATTTGAGCGTCGATAATACAGAATTTATATCTATCTACATCAATATTCCCACCTAATAAAGTGCTTTCTGTAATCTCGTTATCGTTTAATAAAATTGTTTCCATTACATATCATGTGGCGCAATATACGCTTTAGGGTTAATAGTCGGAGCAATTTCTCCATTTTTACGAACTTCAGCAGGTGTTGAAGGTTGTGCAGCGGTATTTTTACCTGTCCCGATTTTTCTATACATTTCACGCATCCATGTATGCTTACAAGTTCCGTGCGGAAAAGCGTCTGAAAGTAAGCCACCGCCCTTCCATAATAGTATATCGTAGGGTTGGTTAGGGTTAGGGTGCATACCAAAACCAGGGTTTACATTTCTTTGACTCATAGCATCAATATCCTCTTTTCTGTAAAGTTTATTTGCTCTCATCATAGCCTTGCAAAATGCTCTTTCAGGATTAGGATTTCCGCTATATCTATAACGAGTAATATATAATTTTGTATCTAATTCAGAAACGCTTTTAGTTCTTGCCGTTCCTGTTGAAACTGCTGCTAAAGTAATTTCAGCTAAATTTAAAGACATTTTATTTAAACTTTCAACCTCTGCATCTAATTCACTTTCTTTTTCAAAGTCTAAAGGATTAGAACTTACTAACTCCCATTCATTTTCGTCTAAAGTTTCGCCATAATTAGCCAAATCCAATTCAATATCCTCAAAACTACGCTCTTGTATTTGCTTTGATAGTTGAGTAGGTTGCACGGTTGTTGTTTTAGGTCTTAACGGTATAAAATCCAAGTCAATATTAAATCCGTTTTGGTTTAAAACAAACATTAAAGCGTCTAAAATAACCTCTTGTTTTGGTTGAATTACATTTAACATTAATTCGTCAAAAGCCACTTGCATTTCGTCCGCATTGTTTCCAAAACCTGTAGCGTCTTTAATACCGAAAAGAATCGGAGAAGTAACTCGGTGCGATAGCATTATTTTCTGCATAGCGTCAGCGGTCAAAAACTCATATTGTTTATGAGCATCACTTACAGTTAACGCTTCAATAGTTACGCTATTTTCTTTGTTGTCGTTATAAGCTAAAACGAATTTACCAGCGTTTGTGCTACCTGCTAAATTTTGTCTAAATGAATCAAAGATTGCATTCTTTTGTTCTTCTGTTTTATCCGCACCATCGTTAAAATTAATGATATGACCGAACGATAAACCGTTTTTAATATGGTTAACAACAAAGTTTGCGTATTCTTCTTCAAAGACAGCGTATGGCATACCGCTCAAGTATGTAGGGTCACTGAAATATGTTTTACCTACTTGATAATCTGAAATTATATAAATTGCTGAACCATTTTTAATTGTATCAAAACCAAAGGCAGGTATTTGTAAAGGCTCGTATTTTCTTGGCTGTGAAAAATCACGTGAATACCAATAACTTTTTACGTCACCGTTTTCATCCATTTTATTAGGTACAATACAATTTTTTGGAGTGTGTTTAATTTGTGCAATATTACCACCTTTAAAAATTATCTCCATACTTGCCTCGCCAAATAAAGAGTAATCCTGACAAACATTTTTTAAATCTTTTTTAGATAATATTCTTAAAATATCTGCAAATTGGATAGCCTTTGTACTCTTTTGGTTTGAAGTTAAACCCTTACCATAGATATACTGTGCATAAGCGTCTATAATAGTTCTATTTGTTGCGCTTCCGTTATACCTATCAATAATCTCTTGGTAAAAACTATTTTTGTCGCCATTCAAAACAAAGTCTTTAGAAGCGCTTTCTTTTATTTCTGGTCGGTTATAGTTTGCTAATTGTAAAATTTCTATACTCATATCGTTGTGGTTGCGTATGCTTTACCTCTGTAAAGTAAATTGTCGTTAGTATCGTAAACCTCAAACTCAAAATTTTG